GGACAGCACACTTGAAAAAGTAGATAAAGCTATCCAAATTGCAGAAAACAAGAAAAATGAAATATTAAGTCAGCTTGAAAAAATCAAAAAAGATGCAAAAATTGATGAATTGATGAATTTAGTAAGGGCTGGAACAATTGCAGCGAGCAAAGTTAATGAAATGATAAACTATGCCAAGAATTTTTCTGAAACTGATAGGCGGATTCTGATGAATTTTTTGAGAAATCAGATTGGAGGTAGATAATGATACAAGTTTCATCTAATCAAGAAATTAATTATGCTCCAAAAAATTACATTGAAGAAGTTAAAACAAATGTCGGGATGCTTTTAAGGGTTTGCAAGGAAGAACAGCCGCTCAAACGTGATTTCAGCTTTGACAGCGATTTGATTGACAAAAATATTAATGCTGTGGAAAACAGTATAACTTCACAGCTTTTAGAAATGTTCAGGAAATATGAGCCGAGAGCCATTTTAAGAAAAACTAGAATTACAATGAAAGATACATTTAACAATGATTTTGACATTGAATTAGGAATCGAGGTGGTAAACATTGAGTGAAGTGATAGATGAAAACTATGAAATTATAGATGCGGATTCGTGGGAACTTAAAAGAGACATGATTGACAGGTTTCAGGAATTAAGTGGGAGAAAGCTGACTGAATCAAGTCCAGAGACATTAATTTTTGAAACGGTGGCTTATATGATTGGATTGAGGGAAGAAAAATACAATGATGAAATGAAACAAAATTATTTAAGGTTTGCAAGGGATGAGCGTCTGGATCTTAAAGGAGAGTTTTACGGAAACAGAGGTAAAAGACTTGTAGAACAGCCAGCAGTCGCAACTTTTAGATTTTATATTACTGATGTTCAAGCGACAGATATAATAATTCCGAAAGGGTCAAGGATTCAATACAATGAGCTGTATTTTTCGACAGATGAGCAATACAAAATAGAAAAAGGTGATTTATATGTAGATGGAATTGCAACTTGCAATACTTCAGGAACTATTGGGAATGATGTTCCAGTCGGACAAATTAACACAATGGTCGATATTTTCCCGCATTATGACAAAGTTGAGAACATTACAGCGTCAAACAACGGAGCTGAAATAGAGCAAGATGATAATTACAGAGCTAGAATTAGAGAAATTCCTGAATCTTTTACAACGGCTGGAAGTAAAGGAGCTTATGAATTTTGGGCTAAGTCGACAAGTACGAATATTGTTGATGTTGTAGCGTATAGTCCGAGTGCAACAAATGTGGATATTTATGTTTTAACTGATTCTCTAACGCTAACAAATGAGCTTAAAAAGAGAATTGAAGAAATGCTTAATACTGATAATATAAGACCTTTAACGGATAATGTGACAGTGAAACAAGCAATAAAGGTATCATACACAATTGATTTTGACTACTACATTGACAAGTCTAATGAGACGCTTGTGAATGTTATTAAAAATAACGTTGAGAAAGCTGTCAAAGAATACAAGACTTGGCAGCAGAATAAAATGGGTAGAGATATTAATCCAGACGAGCTTGTAAAATTACTGAAATTAGCTGGAGTTAAAAGAGTTGTGTTAAGAAATCCAACATTTCAAGTTTTAGATTTTAATGAGATAGCAGAAAATACAAGTGTTACAAGCAATTATTTAGGAGTTGAAAATATATGATAACTATTGATGATTTAAATTTAACTGATATAGCGGCGAAGTC